AGAAATTCAATGTGTCCCATTCGATGTCAATAAATACAGGTTTCAAATTATTTTGACACAGTACCGATATTGTTGTTGGGAATCCGACAGGTGATACAATTACTTCATCTCCATCACTCCAGTTGTAGTATTTCTTCAATGCAGCAATCATAATCAAGTTTGCAGATGATCCACTGTTTACCATTATGCTATGATTCACATGAAACATCTCACTAAACCTACCCTCAAAGTCATAGACGTTCTCACCGGCACTAACCCAACTACCGTTTAAGAATGCAGTTATGGCAGCTTCAGTTTCCTGATCGTCCCAATACATACCAGAATAGGGTATAAGGGTTTCTCCAGGAATAAAGGACGATCCATATAAATACGGAGGAACGTGATTCCCCACCAAACTGCGTATTTGTTCTTTCACTGTCATAACTCTTTCAATTCATCATACATTGGTTGTTTACTCCAATATTTGCGTTCTCTGCCACAAGCACCAGGATCCTTCTTGAAATTAATTTCATTAAGTGGATTCTGATCGTTATATACATAAAGTATCTTCTCAATGAATTTGGTATGTTTCAATCCAGCCATTTCAACCATTGGATACATAAATGCATTATCAAATGAATGATTTGGATAATTTCCCTGATACATCAAATCCTCATTACGGATTTTTCTCCATAGCTTAATCCGGCAGGTAATAAGATGTGATGTAAACCAATCCCTGCTACGCCTGTATGTCCGGGTATTGGTAAGAGGTCTGCAGAAGTCCTTTCCCCAAGTACCACTTGCTGCAACAAAACTACCGTATGTGAGCCACACATTGTCATCCTGATAAACTCCGTTTAAATACTCAAGTACATCATCACTGTAAAACCAATCATCACCACTAAGCAGTGCAAGTATATCATTATCTTCAGCAAATGTATTGATAGCCGTTATAAAGTTTTTACAATAGTATTTAAGTTTTGGATCATTCCGTATTCCATAAAAAGGTTCCGGATATGTTTTAACAATCTCCCAAGTACCATCAGTTGAACAATCATCCATTATGGGAACAATATAGTTCTTGTATGTTTGCATCATAACACTGTCCAGACACTTCTTTATGAACTGTACAGCGTTATGTTGAGTAACCAATACTATGAATCTATTTTGTTTCATATTGCAATAATTCTTCACTCCATGGCAATACAATACACCGACAATTTGGGTGAGCCGGTATCATCCCTTCTGCTTCATCCAATGTATAAATCTTCCCTTCACGTTTCGCACATTCAGGACAAACCCTATCATCTCCGGCAGTTTTCCATTCAGCCTTGAGATAAATCTTCAACACTCCCCAATTACGATATTCCTGTATGGTTGCCAAGTGATGAGCACGTATAACTTCAGTACGTGCCAACATTTCAGCCCTGCGTTGTGCAGGTATGAACCGTCCGATACGGTCTGTTATCCCAAGTTTACCGAGATTTGTACCGTCAATGGAAGCAACCAGTTTACGAGCCAGCAATCGTGGTCCGTCACCATCAGCCAATCCCTGTGCAAGTACCTGACTGATTACACTATCCATAGCATCAGTAATTCCCTTCAACTCGGTAAATACTCGTGTAAATATCAGGCCTATGCGTTCTACATGCATTGGCAGTCCCATTACAATACCAATTCCACCTGAATCCTCAACAGAAGGTACTTTAAAACCTGCCAGCTGTAATTCATATCTTGCACGAATAATCCCACGTTTGTAGGAATCATACAAATACTTATTCATCCATACAGCTTCAATACTGGTGCCTACCTGTTCAAGATCCTTAACGGTTAGTATTCCGGCTTCAACCTGACGATCAAGCCACTTCATAAACTTTGCCAGCTTTTCCTGACTACGTGCAAATGCAAAGGCTCCTTCAGCCGGAGTTGCCACCTGTAAAGTATGAGGACGTTTTAAACCAAAACAATCATTATCATCCACCCCAACCCTTACAGCTTTTATGATTTCCTCAAACCGTTTACGCATATCACGAGCAAACATATTACGCAGTGCAGTAGTATGGGTAGGATCGTAATTCTTACGAAACGCCTCAGTGTATATAGGTACCACAGCTTCCATTAGTCAGTGTCAGTTTGTGCTGCTCCACCACCACCTCCAAACGGTTCCGGCTTGGTAGTTTCAGCATCAATAGTTTCAATTATCTTATTAGCAAGTTCTTCCTCACTTATAATCTGATCACGCATTGCTTCAGTGAGGGTAATCTGTTCTTTGGTAAATCCAAGGAAGTATTCATAGAATACCGGTGGAGGAATGATTCCCTGAGCAATAGGATTGTATGTATATTCCCTAAGTGCATTGGCACGTGCCTTTCCTACTTCAACACGTTCTTTTTCACTTACGGCATACAAATCACTCCATTTGACGGTATAGTCTTTTCCCGGCTTCGGGAGTATTCCAAGTGCAATCATACGATCAACAAATGGACGAACAATATTTGGTTCTGCATGATCTTCCCTGCGACCCTGCACGTAATCCTTCCACTCAGAAGTATCCTGTGTACTTGCAAGTTCTCCACGTTCACTACCCATAAGTACCCTTTGCGGAATACCGGTAACGGCACTTAAACACGATACCTGCACACTGAAATGTGACTTTGGATCGGCTATTTGTTGTTCGAGCGCCTTGATGGTGACTCCTTCCTGTACAAGAAACCTGCGAAGATCATGTTCATATTCATCCAGATGTTCCACCAATTCACGTTTCATACCTTCAGTCATCTGAAATTCTGGATTTACCTCACCTGAATATCCAGGACGAGCACCACGCCAGAACATCTCAGCATCCCCACCTACAAGTTTTTCCAAATCCATCAAACGATTGAACACTGCTTCAAGCCGTGGTGTACCATATACTTCAGATTCCAACGGATCATCAACAATATGGATAATCCTTGAATGATGCACTTTTACTGCATGTTCTGTTTTAGTCTTGACATCCTGTATAACTATTTCATAAATAAGAGGTTTACCATAACGTTCATCACTGGAAGTTTCGACCAGCTTTGAAATCTTTGCACTCGATTCCCCAAATGGTTTAAGATATAACAGATTTTTGACCTTTCCCTCATTAACCGGATTCACAAGACTATTAACCGATGAAACATCATCCAGTCCTAAGAACAATATCCCGTAACGTCCGATTCCTGTAAGACGGTCAACCCGTGATAATATTGATTTAATACCAAGTTTGCGGTTTAATGTATCCCATGTAGTTTCAAACTCGGTATCTTTAGGTTTGTCAGATTCTACCATTTCAAGTGATCCCTGCCAAGTGGCACGTACCGGACGATCAATAATGGCTTTTGCCATATCATGTCGCTGGTACTTGGTGAGGTAATCATCAAATTCAAGGGTTTTCTTATAACCGAGAGCCTTGTAAAGATCCCTGCTCCCGCTGTATTGCATACCCATCCGTGCCATCAGGTTTGCTCTTCCTACCAACTCACTTGCAAATGCCTGTAATTGTTGAGTAGTCAGCTTTTTTCTATCAGAAAATTTTGTACGTTCCATCTCCCAGTTATTAAGTTATTAATATACGGGGCATATTTCAGCCCCGTATAAAGATTTAAGCATCTTCTGCTTTGAACATCAATATAATTGATGTTACAGCTCCCCATATTGCAATTACAGCATCAACTATCGTAAATGCCTGTGTCTGCAAATCACCCTGTTGTTCAGGACTGATAACTCCAAATCCAACCAGAATTGTCAGCACCAGTGTGATAACTCCGGTGATTGTAGTAACGAGATTACGTGTATTAACCTCTTTGTTGTAAAACGCTTTTGGTAATGCCATGACATTAAAGTTTAAATTAGTACTTGTTTATTAATGAGTTCCAAACTTCCTTCAAGTGTTGGAGCCTGTTCAAAATCCCTGCTTGGCAAAAACTCCCTTATCTTGTTAAACCACGTCTGATAGGTCATGGTGTGAATAAGTGTATGCATTGCATAAAATGTAAAAGCTCCATGATATTTACCATTTATGAAAGCATCTGCAGAGGTTTGATTCTCTCCACATCCGCTGAGGACAATCCACTTCATATCTTCGTACCAGCCACGTTTGATACGTAAATGTTCCTTACGTTCAAACTTAGGTGGCATAAAACGTATTTTGTGCGGGTTGCGTGTTGCTGAACCACTAAAGCAACTATCAAGCATCAGGAATACGGTTACTCCGGTTGGTATCTTCTGTAACATTTCATTCATTTTGTCGTCAATCAATACCCCGTCGTACAAGTAAAGAGCTTCGTCGTACCCATCAATTTCATCTCCGTTCTTATCTTCGACGTATGTCCCATGCCCGCTGTAATGAATACAAATGATGTCGTTTTCGACGCTGTTGGCAATAGCATATTCTACCTCAGCAATGAACCGTTCAACCGTTACCTCATCGTTTGTAAACTTACGCACCTGAAATCCTGGTAAACGATCAGCAACCAGATTGACATCATTTACGCAACCATTGAGATCATTTCCAGTACCAGGATAATTATTTATCCCGAACAGCAGTGCAACCTTCGGAGCATGTTCCCAAGCAGGGGTGGTTGGTTTACTACCAAACAACTTTTTGAACCACTCTATACACATAACTTTACATTTTATTGACCCACAATTCAAAAATCCTCTTTATACCAATCACCTCTGCAAGTGAAGCTATAATTATTATAAACAATACTGCACCAAGTATAATTAGTAACCACTTCTTTTTCATCGCTCCAATTCCCTTTTCCAACCTGCGAAAGTCATCCACTGCTACTTGTCTTTTCCTGCTCTCACACTCCAACTCACCTACACGTCCATTGGTTTGTATTACGTGGTGTTCAATACTATCCAATTTATCGTTTACGTTGATAAACTGAGCATTTATCAACTTGGTTTGGATCTGCAATTGCAAATCAAATTCTTTGAATCTTTCCTCAAGATACAAACGGTAGCTGGGATCGTCGGGCATCGTCTTACCTATTTATTGGTTTCAACAAGCGTTACATACTGATCAAATTCTTCATCTGAAAGTTTTATGATATTATGGAAATACTTCAGATTGTCTTCAACGTGATAATCATGTGTTACCCCACAACTATCAACGAATGTGGTGTCGGCAAGTGGAAGTCCCTGTGTCCAGGTTCGGTCATACATCCATTTAGCAATACCATGCACCTTAACGGCTGATTCCCAATTCTTATACAAATTAACCACATCTTCATCAGTCATGTTAATCTGCCCTATTGGCCATTCAAGTATTGGTGCAATAGTATCCAATAATGTAACTGAGAAAGTAACCTGCGATGAATTGTTAAAAACATCTGTAGCTTTCAATAATACATTTACAACCTGATTTGTTGCACTTAAAACATATCCTGGTGCAGGAGTCTGTTCAATTACCTTAATAGCACAATTATCAGTCGCTGTTACCTTACCTTTGAAATCAGGTAGAAGGGCTTGACAATCCGCATTGGCATAAATGTATTGCGGTGGGATTTGACTTAGTGTGCAAACGCAGCTGCTCATAAAGGCAGTCACAAACAATAAAAGAATTAGTTTTTTCATAATATAGTCTTTTTAAGTGTCAATACAAATATGAATAATAGAATCAACCCAATAATGGGCCAATAATCGTTTAAGAATTGCAATACTTTTTTCATTATCCAGAATTTGATGAAGTTAATATATGTCTCCAACCTGTATTTCCT